ACTTGCCTTAAAAAAGGAGGGGAATACTACGAGGACTTTGCAAATAAGTATCCGGAAAAAGAAAAGTATGTATCCTTGACTCTGGGGCTGGATTCCAATAGCAAACTTTACGTTGATACTGCTACTATCAATGATCCAACCTTTGTTTGTCTTGACGTGGCAAATGGTTACATGAAAGAATTTCACAATTTTACAAGAAAGGTTAGAGAAAAATGGCCGAAGTCGATCTTGATTGCTGGAAATGTCGTGACCCCAGAGGGGGTCGAGGAATTGTCCTTGGCTGGCGCAGACCTAGTAAAAATTGGGATAGGGTCGGGATCAATGTGCTTGACCCGGCGTGTGGCAGGAGTGGGGTATCCTCAACTGTCCGCAGTTCTAGAGTGTGCGGCAATAGCCGAAGCATTAGGTATTGGGATCGTTGCTGACGGTGGAATAGTTCATCCGGGAGACTTCTCAAAGGCTTTTGTTGCCGGTGCAGCATTTGTAATGGCAGGAGGACTATTTGCAGGGCACGACGAGTGTGGAGGAGAGATTCGCCACGGTGAGCATGGAGAGTTGAAGATGCTGCATTATGGAATGAGCAGTAAAACTGCCAATGAAAAATATAATGGCGGACTTTCAGATTATAGAGCCTCGGAGGGAAGAACTGTCGAAGTTCCATATCGTGGTCCCGTCAAAAACACAATTCAAGAAATTTTTGGAGGCATTCGTTCTGCATGTTCATATGTTGGTGCATTTAACTTGCCAGAACTCTATTCACGTGGTAAACTAATCAAAGTCAATCGCACAATCAACAACATTTTTGAAAGCCACGAAGTATGAATATCTTTGTTCTTGACAATGACGCCGCAACTTCTGCCCGAATGATGTGTGATAAACACGTGATAAAGATGATTTTGGAATCCTGCCAATTGCTTTCCACGGCACACCATGTCCTTGATGGTGATCCTCTGGAAATCAATACCGGAAAACGCAGATATAAAACTCACGTCTGCACCAAGAAAAATATCTGCAAAGCAACGATGATCAATCATCCTTGCACCATTTGGACTAGAGAAAACCGTTCAAACTATATTTGGCTTTGGCGTCATGCATATGCACTGTGCAAAGAATATACCCGAAGATACAACAAAGTGCATGCAATGGAATCTATGTTGCAAAATGAACTTTTTGATCCTCCAATGAACATCTCAAAGGGCAAGCTAACCCCCTTTGCGCAAGCGATGCCCGATCAATATAAAGATGAAAATGCAGTAGTGGCTTACAGAAAGTATTATCTTAACGAGAAGGTGCGGTTTGCGAAGTGGAGTTATTCAGAGGAGCCTGAGTGGTGGATTGCGAAGACTGCTGACGTTTCTTCTGACGTTCTGCTTCCGTTTTAGCACTATTAACCAAACGATCCATTCGTTTATAAATTCCAGTTCCTGTTTTTTTAGATTCCCTATAATCTTTTGCGTTTACGTATTCTGTTGCGAATCCCCCATAATCTCCAGCATTTAATTTTTTTACTGCGTTAGGAGACTTTCCTAACATACCTCTAAAATGTTCAGATGCCAAATTAATTTGTAAGTCTGGAGTATAAGTTTCAAATTTTGGAACCATTTTTACTAATTGAGGAAGTCTTGATTCCACATCAACTTTTAGTACTCCTGTTACCTCACCTTGAGTAAGTTTGCCTTTTCCTGATAAAATTTCTTTTACTCTGTTAGGATCTTTAATTACCTGTCCCAATATTTTTTCAGAATTTGGTCCAACTAAATGGCCATGACCAAGAGTATCAAGTCCTTTGCTGTCTTTATAGACAGATAAAATTTTTTCTTCATTGCCGGCTGATTCGTCTTGTATTAATCTATTGCAAATACCGTTGATATCACAATTAATTTGTTTTTGCTGGGGTGGAGCCATCTCGTTTAAAAAAATTTTAAATGATTTCATGGGATTAATTGTTGCTAAAAGACCAAAAGACAGTATACTTCTTCTTCTCATTAAAAAGGAAACACTATGAACGTAAAAGTATTTAGATTAAACTCTGGCGAAGAAATTTTATCTCGATTTGAGGAACAAGATGGTAGTTATATGCTAAAAGATCCAGCCATTCTAGTTCCAATGAACAAAGGTCAGATTGGTCTAATGCCTTGGATGATGTACACAAAAGCCGCAAAAGGCGTATTGATTCCCAAATCGTTCATTGCATTCACGGTTGATGCCGTAGAAGAACTAAAAGAGCAATATGATTCCAGTCTAAACAGCGGAATAGTCACTCCTTCAAATAAAATTGATTCTTCTCCGGGAGGATCTAAGCTCAAGCTTACGCCCTAATGAACATAGACACTGTAATTCAAACATATCTTCCCATAGCCAAGCCACTTTCTATGGCTATGGAAAGGCAAAAAAAGCACATTTCTCTCATAATATACAAGCGCAAAATTATCTCGGTGGGTCAAAATATTTTTAAGACCCACCCAGATACTTTTCGTTTGGGTTATAGAAGCGCAGATATGCATTCTGAATTGGATGCCTATAGAAAAGTTCCAAAAAACCTAAGAGACAAAAAACTAATTTTGTTGAATTTTAGATTCAACAGATTTGGAGATTTTAGGAATTCCAAGCCCTGTCCGGTATGCTCAAAGTGGTGTAATGAGCTTTTTCATAAAATTTACTACACTATGGACGATGGCATAAATATTCTATAAATATACTTGAGGAATAACGCATGGGTGTAGGAAAATCAATGAAAATTTTTACGGAAGCAATGGAAAACTCCATGGCCAATATTGGTTATGGACCAAAGGTTGTTACCACTATGATGGGTCCGTTTCAATGGAACGATACTCTTGAAATGTGGGTCAACGTAAATAACGGCTTTATGTTGCCTAACATTTCCATGCAAGACATGTTGGCTTTTGGTTATGGAGATGATGCTGGTGCTGTTGACGGTGGCGTGGATAAACCTGGTGAATTGCAGGTTTGCTATGAAAATATATCTTCTACTACAGGTTTGATTATAAGTGATATTGGACCAAAAGATGCTCCAGAGTCCCTTATTCCTCTTTTTACTCCAGCAAATCCAGTAGAAGGATGTTTTGGGCAATTTTATGTTTTTGCAAACTTTGCACAAACTACAGCACAGCTTGGTGTTGATATAGAAATAACGACTGATGGTACTACATACAATCCGCTCAGTTTTACCACAACCTTAGCATCCCCACCAGCTTTGCCATCATCAACTGTATATACTGTTCCAAGTTCCAACTGGGGAACCACAATTCAAATAAGAGTAAAACCAAACGCCACAACCGACAGCAATAATTTTTGGCCAGCAGGAACAACCGGAACATCTAGAGGATTGAGAATTTACAATTTGGACAACACTCAGGTATTGTTCTCAAGATTCTCTACTTCCGACAGTTAATTAATTTGGAGAATTAAATGCCACTTCCAATAACTTATGACAATTACAGCGAATTCATTCCAAGCAACTGGGCAAGCAATACTGGATACATACAAAGGTACAATGATTGCTACATTCTTCACCCAGCACTGAGTAATACATATCCAGCAGGAGCGGATGCCACAAATGGATTCATAACAACTCCTTTAATTTATTTTGATACTGGAATTCAAACCGAAAATGAATCAGCAGCCCGAGCAAGTGGCGGAATGGGTTTTAGATTAAATATTCTTGCAAAAAGCGATGGTTACCCAACAACCATTCCGCAAATGGCCGCTAGAGGAATGACTTTACTGTTAAAATATGGAGTCGATGGAGATGCAAACACAGCAGGAAATTTAAAATACTCAACAACTGGAAATACATATAGAGTCACAAATGGAGTGACGGGTTATATAACCGCTGGTTTTGCGCTGGGTCTTGGAATTCCAGCCAGGCTTCCCATAGGCACCACTGGGGCAACTGGTACATACACATTTTATATAACCAATAGTCCAAAGGGAAATTGCTACACATATTATGAAGAAGCATATTATCTTTGGAGAGTCCAGATATGCTTGGGCCACAGAGAAGGAAGTTCTGCGTTGTATACAGGATCTCCACTAATCATGGACGGAAACTGTGCTTGGTTTGATATAACAAGCAGAGGAAATTCTGGTGGAACATATTTTCACAACTTTGACGGATTAGCAATGCCATATGACGCAAACCGAGTCACCCACCCAACAACCGCACCAGATCCAGATCCAGGAAACTGGCCTATTGAATATACTCCCTAAATAAAGGGGAGATGTGAAATGCCTAAAAAAGAATGCTGCTGTGGTGTAACTGGTTCTTATATTGCTATTCCTTGTAGATGGGCTTCTGTAAGAAATTTTTACGGAGTTAATTCAAGCATTAATTTTGATTTTTTTTATCCTCATAGAGAGGGTGGAAATTTTAATGGTGATGTAAATGGACCATTTAGATTTTTTAATGGCATTGTAGAATTTGATACCACGCGGGATGTTGTATACATGATACGGGGCGCAGGTGGTGGTGGAGGTGGTCCATATCTACCCGCAATAGACAATGAACAAAGACACGGCCTTGGTGGAAACGGGGCATACGTTCAACATGAAAAAAAGGCAGCACTTGATGATGTTGTAAGACCTGGAAGTGGGGGTTTTGGAGGAGTAAATTATAGCAATTCTTATGCAAACCCAACTTTTAGAAAAAGAGGTGGTGATGCTGTTTCTGTGTCTGGTGAAGGTGGTGACGCCGCATTTTTAGCAAAGGAGGGAAATGTTCAAGGAGAATTTAGCCAAATGAATGTCATTTCCGTTGCTGGTGGTGGTGGTGGTGGATCTGTAGTTATCGGGGTTTCTCCGAGTTCAAATGGTGGCAGAAAGGGAGGTCATGCTGGAATTACACTTGCAGAAAAAGGTGAGGATGGAATAAGTTCTTTTAGCACTGTTCCTATTGGAGGTGGAAATGGTGCAACAGACATTGCAGGAGGAACAGCGTTGAATGGATCTTCGCCAGATCCTAGCAATAGAAATGCAAAAGATGGAACATCTTTGGGTGGGGGAAGAGCAGCAAGAAGATTTGAAAGCACAACAAATACAAATGTTGGTTACGGTGGCGGGGGTGGTGGTGGTTTGTTCGGAGGCGGTGGCGGTGCTGTGGATGGAGGTGGGGGAGGAGGATCATCAAAGGGAAATACTTTATATGCGTTTCCTCCAAGGGATGATTATCCATCAAATTATTGTAATCCATATTTAACATACAATTCCGGAGTTGGTGGGAAAAGAGTACCATCTGTTTTAAACAACACTCTTAATGGAACTGATGGAGAAATTTCGCAATATTACATCTATGCATTTTGCGAATGTGATCCTTCAAAAAACATAATACCGGATCCTCTTTTTATATGTTTAAATTCAGATCAAGCACAATACATATTGGAGCAGGCTGGTGACCCGCCTCCAGCAATCGAAAACGGAATACCCGTTTATTATTCTTTGTTATTTGTTTACGAAGGGGAAACTTATGTTTTAACTGGATCTTGCGTAAAAGATTGTGAAACTCCTTATAAAATACCGAGTAGCGCTTCTTTTACGGATATGAAATATTCAAGATCAACTCAAGAAACATCTCCTGCTTGGGAAAATCCTCCTTGTTGCAGTCAAGTCCTGTGCACACCATTGTGTCCCCTTGAGGGCGTAAACTGTGCACAATGTGGTTGTCCAGAATTTAATGAACTTCTTGTCTGCTGTGAAACAGCAGATAAACCTGATTTGTATTATTCAATATATAACGGGTGGATATATTCGTGCAAAAAAAACAATAATAACTGGATCATTCCCGGAGAAATATCGCAAAATGTCACTGTTCAATGCTTAGATCCTATAAATCCAGCACCACAATGCCAAAGAGAACAAGAAAACTGCAGCGAAACTATAAATGAAACCAATAATAGATGTGAACCACTTAGGTGTCCTTTTTTATGCGACAATTATAGTATTACCGTATCAGTAAATAATTTAGTTTATAAAATTTATTGCTTTGTTGATACAGAAACCAATCCCTGCATTGAAAGATCATCGGCATTTAGCCATACATTTAACAACATAACACCAGGACAACATTTTTACTCTGAATTGTTAAATGAATGCCCTGTTGGTAACGATGTTGGTGCCAATGGCGTTAGCTATCTTTTAAACTGGGGATTTCAAATAGATAATAATTTGACAGAACAACAATTGCTTTTGACAATTGAATTTGATTGCATACCACCAGTAGATGAATTTAATGCATACCCTTATAGTATTCCTTCTAGTACTGGTACATGGGTCATATGTGGGGCTTCAGTAACTGCGGGAAATTCAGATGGAAGTGGTGGTGCATACTTGGGAACCATAGTATCAAAGTTAAATTCAAAATTAGCAGGAAGAGTGACACTAACAACCAATTATCCTGATGTGTTTTGGGGAGAATGCTCTCCAATAAATTATTCAGGCTTTTCTTTGTTAGATGATATAAGTAGCGGAGTTTTAGTAGTTAAAGTATATTCTACTAAGTATTTTATGAGGGCTTGTGGCGATGCTTCTATTTCCGCAGGTTCGAATGAATGTGGTATTTTTAGTAAAAATAGACTTTTTGAATCTGCTCCTTTAGACACTTGGAATATGCCCTCAGTTTTAAATTTGAGCGCATGCTCATGTACAAGTATTTTGGATGAATTTGGAAATCCTACTGGGTATTCTAATTATCCAAATTGTTGTGGTGGAAATCTTGGCGGAGAAATAACAGTCTTTTCGTGTGACGATTTGATAATAAGTGGATAAAAAATGCAAGAACCTTCGTTTAGACAAAAAACATATACCTGTCAAGATCCAAAAATACATAAAAAAGAAGTAAATTGTATATATTGGTCTGTAAATAAAAATGATTGTATTAATTCTTGTTCCATAAATATTGTGAAAAATCCTTCTCACGTTTATTGCACAAAGTGTGAAAAAAGAGTTAGTTACCCACATGATGTTTTAGAAGAAGATAAAAAAAGTTATAAATTTGCAAATATTACTGTATCGGCTAAACCAGATTTACAAAAAGCAAAATCTTATGTAAAAGCAGAATCATCACAATTTTGGAGTGGTAAAGTAGATGATGTAATATATAATGAAAGAAAAGAAAATTGCATGTCTTGCCCCAAAAGAATAAATCCAGTAGCAGATAAAGAAGATGAAATTGGATGGTGCAATAGCTGTGGATGTGGATTGGGAACAGAAAGAGCAAAACTGTCTGTTAAATTAAGAATGCCAGCTGTGTTTTGTCCTCTAGGAAAGTTTACAGCAGCAATAGGAAGTGGATTTAAAATAGAAGACGCAGTAGACGCTCTTGGAGGAACCATTAAAACAATTTCAAAATTCATTAAACCAAGTTAATCTCATAAATATTTAATAATGGCCAAGCAAAGAATAAAAAATAAAAAAAGAAAGCCCAACGAAGACTTCAGCTATTATTTTGTAGCTCATGTAGATTCTTCTGGAGAAGTAACATCTTTGCTTTTAACTGACGTGGAATTTAAAAAAGCAAAACAAAGAGCATTAAAAAATAAGGAAGACGTTCCACAGGACTTTATAGTTTTTTCCCAGTCCCACAGAACTAAATAATTTATCATGACATGCATTCAAAAAATACTAAACTTTCAAAATGAAATTCGCCTTCATCATTGGGGAACACAATCCTACTCGGCTCACAAGGCTCTAGGAATGCTCTACGAAGGCTTGGATCCGCTTCTTGACACATTTGCCGAGACATACATGGGAGTCCTGGGAAAACAAGAAATAAAGGAATTTAAATCATTAGAATTGAATGGTCCATTTAAAATTGGAATCAATTCTGTATTAGATTCGTTTGAAGATTTTTTAAAGAATGAACTTCCAAAAGAAATAAAACAAGACCAAACAGCATTGTTAAATATTAGGGATGAGATGCTTGCTTTGGTTCAACAAACCAAGTATCTTCTAACGTTAACGTAAGGAGTTACAATGAAAATCCCTGAGCTAGTTTACGAAATTCGGAACTTGGCTCGCAAAGAAGAAGATCCCGTCAAAAAGGATCTTTTTTTTCAATGCGCCAAATCACTTGAAGTCCTTGGAAACCTTGCAAAGATCTCTGATCTTGCAGTTGCAGAATACAAAAACTGCAAAGAAGTAAATCCAATAGAATTAGACGGAAACTTCAAGTATTACGTAGATCAAGTAACCCTTGATATGCTAGATGAGCATATAGATGCGTTGATACATTATGGATTTCTGTCAAATGATGACAGATGGCCATATGGAAACAATGAAATCGTAAAGTTTACTCCAAAATACCTAAAATCTCAGATCGTAAAAGATTCAAGCATTGAATAAACTTTTGGTGGGATTGATATGTGGCTAAGAACAGCCATGTTTGATGGCATTATCTTGAGAACATTTTTGCTAAAGTATGGACTTTTTCTGTAAGTACCATATTTACGTGTTTTTTCCATCATAAAATGGCTGTAAATATAACAATGTGCTCTTTTTACATATAACTTTTTGTCAATGTTAAGGGCAAATTTATCAATTAACTTTACTGCTCGTTTTTCGCAGTCTCTTTCCATTGCTCTAACAAGCAAAAATGCTCGTTTTAGTGTCTTTGGATCATAATTTTTTCCAGAAAACCAATTTTCTACAATAACTCCAGCTTTATCAGACTTTGTATAAATTTTAACTTGATTGATATACTGTAAAAAATGTGCGTATTCATGCACCAAAGTTTGGAAAAAATATTGATTATCCCCGGCTATGCGAATAATTTTTTCGGATTCACTAAAATAACCCTCACAACGAGAATTTCCGGAATTTACAAATTTTCCACGTCCTATGACAAGTTTCATTCCGTATTCTGCAAGATGATTTTTCACAAATCTTACAAACTGATGGTCGGTCTTTGCCATAGCAGCCTCCTCAGTCAACATTATTTAGGGAATTGCTTGACAGTCAAGTATTGGGTGCTAGTATATAGCAACTTCTTAAGAAAGGAAAGTTATATGGAAATTACTACTGTTGATCGTCCGACAAAGATTCAGAGAGTGTTTGATTACATGCGTAATGGTTCACCGTTGACTGCAGGAATGGCCAGAAAGCTGTTCCGCGTGCAGAACATCCGTGCAACAATGCACGATCTTCGCGAGGCATTTGATAGATTTGAGATGAACTATACCGTAGTTCGCGAAAGCCGCAATGGTCGCACGCATTATAGAATGCAACGCAATCGTTCTCGATAAAAAGTTTTAAAACTTTTAAAAAACTCCACCGATTGGTGGAGTTTTTTTTATTGAACTTTTATAATAACATTAAACGTAGTTGGCCCAGAAAATTCCAAATATATTATTTTTGGACTTGTATCTGTTTTTTGATAAATTAATCCTGCTTGGTCATATCCGGGCAAACCCATTTCAAATATGTGTTCGGTCATTGGAACAGATTTTGAAGGATCTGAATAAGATTCAACAGTAAATTGCTTTAATGAAGGATGGCTCAAATCCAATTTAAATCCATAATCAATGCTAAATTCTATTTCTGATGTTGGTAGTGCTGTTCCATTTCCATTTGCATTGGAAAGCAAAGTGTATGAATACTCTATTTGATATTGGGCAGAATTATTCAAAGACACGAAAGATTGTTCAGTTACGTAAAAGAATACTGACGCATCAAAATAAAGGGATCTATCTGATGTTGCTGCGTTTATTGCGTTGTCCGAAAGCCGTGAACAATCAAGACACGGAACCCAATATGCAGAATAAGATTCATCTTCAGCTTGAGAACGCAAAAATGCCTGCAATCTGTTTTGGTTTTCAAAACAACTTAATTGATTTCCATTGTTGTCGTACACGACATAACAACCCAATTCTTTTCTGGTGTAGTTTAGAACTATAGGATTTGAATTTCCTCTTACGTACATTACGCAGTTGGAGTAAGTGGTTCCCAAGTTTTCATTTGAAAGAGAAGAATTCAAATATACAAGTTCTTTATTGTCCTTTAGAATTACTGCAGAATTTACTTTTAATTTTCCTTTGTTTGAAGCAGATTCCAGTATTTCAATGTATTCTTCTTTGCCAAAAGAGCTTCCTATCAAACCAGCATTTATAAAAGATTTTTCTGGATTTGATGCTAAATTGTTCAATATGTAGTTTGCGGCTGTGGCTCCTCCAGTATACCCGGTAGTATATTGAGGAATTTTAACAAAGTTGTTTTTATTAAAGTAAGAGTAATTTGCGGTATATGTAAATCCAGATACGATGCCGCCTACTATTAACTTGTCGTCATTTAAAGAAGACACCTTTGAAAATACTCCAGAAATATCCAATCTAACATCTTTTCCTTCATCATAATAATCACCCTGTGACAAGGAAAAAGTTGTACCCACCGGAGACACCGCAAAAAACTTTTTCAAAAAAGTAAGATCAGAAATATTTGTGGTATTGGAGTAATCTATGTAACAACTAGTTCCAACTATTGATACATTTGGGCTGCTATTTAAAAATCCTTTTGTAAAAATAGGATCATAGGTACTTCCATTTATTGAAATACCATAATTTTTTATTCTCTTTACTTCATTTAAAGTATACGAAAACATTTTATGTTGCTAGGTAAACCAATACTTGGGTTCCGGTGTTTGAAATTGCGTATATGGTATTTGTATTGATTACGTTCAAATCTACGCTTTCACCAGGATCTAGAGCATAACCAAATGAAGAGCCTATTAATCCAGATGTGTTTCCAATATAAACAAAGTCTGTGTTTGTTGATAGAGCTTTTACATTTATGGCTGCAGTCGAGGTGTATCCAGCACTGTCCATTTGACCAACAGATGCGCTGGTAACGGTCAATTTTCCTGTCTTAAATGTTGATGGTCTACCAACACCCAAGGATGTAAAATCACTTCTTAGACCAACAATTTGTCCGTATACTGCAGTTATGCCTGTTAAAATATTTGTGTCATTTATTGCTATTGGATACGCGCCAGTAAAACCTTGAACTGATAAAGTTGTTCCTACTGTGGCGTTTATTGTAGCACCAACCACAGAAACCTTCAACGAGTCTCCAGATACACCTAAACCGGTACCAGAAGAAGTTACCAAATGTGCATAAATGTACGTAAGACCATTTGGACCCCAAACAGAAACAGAGTCGGTTGATTTTCCAATAGCTCTACCACCGGTAACTTCTACTCTAGTTCCAGATTGCGTAGAAACATATACTGGAGAACCGCTTACTCCAACTGCATTTACGGTTCCACTGACCGATACCGCGCCACCACCAGCACCTTGAACGGTCATGGTTCCAGTAAAACCAGATACTGTGGCCGTCAAGCCAGTTGCAATTGTTACGGGAAGTGGAGCTGCGCTGGACACAACTGTGGCTGCGCCCGTGACACCATATGCCAATTTTATCAATTGAAAATGTGCAGTTACCCCAGCAAACTGGGCCACGTCCGTGGCAACTGATGCTGTAAGTCCAGAAGTTTCAATAACAAGATTTTCGTTGTTGTCTACGGCCATATTGTCCTCTAAATAGTTCTACAATATTTAGTTGTATTAAATTATTGATTTTTATTCTAAAAAGGTTATAGTGATATCATGTACATAGATGACACCGCCAAAGAAAAATTTTCCAATAAAGTATTGGAAAGAGTAACAAAAACTCAATTATCCTTTATGGATTGCATTCTGGAATTGGCGGAAGAGATGAGCATAGAGCCATCAACCGCTGGCAAGCTTCTTTCAAAACCAATAATTGAAAAAATTGAAGAAGAGGCAAAACAGTTAAATTTTATAAAAAACAAAATAAAAAAAGCAAGATTACCAATTGACTGATACTGTATTTAATATATACTCTAACACGAAAGGCCGAGGTAGATCCTCGGGAACAAAATATGGCAAGTTTTTCAGATTTTAAGAAAAAGAGCAAAAATTCAATCGCAACCCTAACTGAAAAGTTGGACAAACTCACATCCAAGGAAAGCTATAAGGATGAACGTATTTGGAAACCTGGAATTGACAAGTCTGGCAACGGATATGCTGTAATCCGTTTCCTGCCAGAAATTCAAGGTGAAGACAGCCCATTTGTCGCAGTATATAGCCACACCTTTAAAGGAAAAGGTGGATGGTTCTACGAGAATTGTCCGACAACCATTGGAGAAAAGTGTCCTGTGTGTGAAGCCAATACCGAACTCTGGAACAGTGGTATTGAGGATGACAAGAATATTGCCAGAAATCGCAAGCGCAAGCTTACCTATATCTCAAATATCTTGGTCATCGAAGATCCGGCAAATCCAGAAAACAAAGGAAAGAACTTCCTTTATCAGTATGGCACAAAGATTTTTCAGAAGATTCAGAGCCTTGCTCATCCAGAGTATCAGGATGAGGTTGCAGTTGATCCATTCAACTTTTGGACTGGGGCTGACTTCAAGATCAAGATTCGCAATGTCGGTGGATACGTAAACTACGATAGAAGCGAATTTGCAACACCAGCTCCCCTGCTCGGTGGTGATGACAAGAAACTTGAGGAACTTTGGAAAAAGCAATATGCACTAAAGCCCTTTGTTGAGAAGAGTGAATTTAAGAGTTATGATGAGTTGAAGGAACGCTTCAAGAAGTCCACCGGTGACGACATCAGAGCACAGTTCAATGCATCAAAGAGCATTGAAGATGATGTCGAGGATTCTCCAGTTGTGCCAGAGGATGTCGAAGAAAAAGACCCTCTAAAGTATTTTTCTGAAATGGAGAACGAATGAAAAAAGCCCCGAAAGGGGCTTTTTTTATCCCCATGATGGTCTTTGCGAGGCTCTTGCAAGTCTGTCGGCAAACATCAAATTTTTTGGAGTGTTTGTTGGTCTTTCTTCTGTTGCCGTTTTTTCGTTGCTTCTTATGTCTTGCTTGCTGTTCAACTTGTTGTTTATGCTTTGCATCTGCTGGCTCATAGTATTCATTGTTTTGTGCAATTGAGTATCCGAACCAAGGTTAAGTTGGGTTATGTCTCTTTGGGCACTTTCGGCCATTGAAATTGGCTTGCTGGAATATGAGTAGGTATTTACGACACCAACCATTGACCTCATTGGTTCTATTTGCTGTGGATTTCTTTCAAGTTCTTGTATCTGGCCCAAAGTTATTCTGTCAAATGATTTGGGTTCAAAGTTTACCTTGTAATCATTTTGGGTCTGGATGTTGGCATTAAGCATTTCCGAAAAAGCCGCCTTTTCCGAATCCACATCTATTGAAAAAGTGTTGTTTTCATTCATAGGCTAATTCCTTGGTAATTATTTTGGAGATTCTTCATTTTTTCCTCTTCCATGTGCTCCAACAATATGTTTATGTATATTTCTCTTTCCCAGACATACATGTTCTCAAGATCCTGCAATGACCAAGAAAAGCTGTTTATCAACTTGAAGTTTGATCTGTAATAGTCGGTAAGATCAAAATATCTTACCGCAAGATAAAAAAATCAAGAAGACCGCTTACCTCCTTGTCGGTCCCGTCATTGAGTTTTATTTTGTAGAAAAGCTTTGGCTGTTCATTCAAAAATTCATCGAACACTGACATTATTTTCAAAGGCATGTTTTCTATTAATTCCTTTATTTCATCGGGAACAAAAACTCGGGCATCATATATTTCATTTTTTATTATTATCTTTTTTATTATGGCCCTGTGCAAATCTGTTTTTTCAAATGAACTCAATGACATCAGCGTTTTTATCGTTGGCGTCTCAAGTTCTACATTGATGCTTTCGTTGAGAAATATTATTCTGTTGTTTGTTTTTTCATTCATGCAGAGAACATCGCCAATGTTTAAAGAATATTTGTTGTTCTCAAAAACTATGTTTATTATCTCGTCTATGCTCTTTGAGCGTATCTGAAGAAAAAGATATTCTGCATCAGCTAAGCAAAGAGATTCTATCTCTATTCCTTTTGAATTGTTCTTGAGCAAATCAACCATTGCGGAAAATGCAAGTTTTTTGTTGTTTTCCTGCAATACTATTCCAAGATTTTTTGCATCCTTAACCTTGAATGGCGTAAAGGTTCCTGATTTTTTGCTTATTGGTAAAGTAAAATCATACGTTGGAAAATATGTTTTCAACTCATCTATTATTTTCATCTTATGTTCTTTCGTATCTAAATTCTCTGTAATTGAATACAGCATTCACGCTCATGTACTTGTCACGATCCAGGCTGCTTAGCTTGATAGGAAGTATTTCGGTTGGAAATATTTCACTAAAAATGAATCTTGTTTTTGTTGTACCGTTTAAATCTAGTAGGTTTACGGTCATTCTTGCCGAAGATACAACATTGTCATAGTATTGCAGAGTAAATTTTGTGGTTGTTGGGCCTATTGAAAAACCACCACTGTAAATGGAATTCATCCAGTCATTCATGAACAAAAGAATTTTATTGTCTCCTCCAACTGGAAATGAAAGAGCCATTCCATTTGAAAATCTCTGCCTTCTGGGTATCAGTCTTCCAACGCCATAACCGGTCAAGTTGTCCGCAACATGGTCAATTGCACGCTGATTCAGCAAAAACTCATCGGCCACGTATTCTACATCCTGATATCTATTAACTTGCTCAGGAAGTCCAGAAAAACTGATGGAAAATCTATTTGCACGTTGAATGCCCTGATGGAGATTGAAATAATTTTTCAGGCTATTTATTGTGTTGTCAAGAGGCATTTGAAAATAGTTCTTTCTCTGTCAGTATTTTGAAAGTAAATTTGTTTTTTTCGCAATAGTTCTGGGCTGCTTTCCACTTGGCATTGTTTATGGCCCATGTCAATCTGTCTCTCTTGGATGCATTTTCTTTCAAGTAAGTCTGCTTGTTGGGTTTTACCTCGACCAGCCAGGATTCGATTCCGGAATCTGTTTTTATTTGAATCAAGAAATCTGGAATGTAGTTTGCCAATTTATTTTTTATTGGATGGTTGTAAGGTATTGCAACTCCCTCCGATGACCACTTCAAGACATTTTTGTTTAGATCACAAAATTTGCATACAGATCTTTCCCATAAAGACCTACATACAATCTTCGATGGATCACCAACGTATTTTTGCTTATTTTCAGGAATGTATTTTGTCTTGTATGCCATCTAGAATATTTATTATTCTATTCCGGTAGAATCGTCTCTGACGAATCGAACAACCCTACTCATGTAAAACGAGGACCAATCTTGTTTTACCATGTTCCAGAGAACTATTCTGTTTCCCCTCAAAGGAAAAAAGAAATTGGATCTTTCTTCTATGTTTGCTGGATTGATGTATTTCTTGTACAGTGTTCCTATTATCTTGTCTGACTGGCCGTTGGTCTTTCTATAATCCACGCTGCATATTCCATAGAGGCTTTCCCTGATCAATTCAAATGGTGATATATGGTCTGTCTTGTAGTACTTGTTTTTTGTTATTATTGTCACGTCAAACTTAAAGTCCGTAAAGGGATCAAACACGTTTTCCGCATCTCCTGCTCTGGTTAACAGTGCAAAATTTTGATAGGAGCCATACTTCTGCAGGATAAATCTTTCATAGATTTTGTCCTTTATCTTGAATTCGTCATATACATTTTTTTGGTATTCCGATCCCCAATAATTTTCGGATTCCGCTCCCATCGTTTCAGATGGATTCATTACCTGTTTTTGAAAATACTCATCAACTTCATCAATCAATATATTTTCGTTTACCAGAGGAAGATTTGCATTTATGTCCTCAAAGTTCTGTAAAGCAGATCCCTCAGCAGGAAACTTAAACTGCTGAGGGAGGGGAGCTCTTTTAGGAAGTCTCATCTGAAACCTGTATTAGATGGCCTGAAGTTTCCTATTAAATAATCTCTTGGATCATTTTTTTGTTGTGGTATAAAATTTATATTTTCGTTTTGTTTTCTATATTGCTCAGAAAGAACTGATGGTTTATTTTTGTTCTTTTTTGCAAGATCACGAATTGTATCTTCCAAAGACTTCATAATTTTTAATAGTAGTTTGTAGATGAATTTGTCATGGATCTTTGAGTTGGAACTGTTCCTGGACTTGGAGGACCTTGGACTCCGGGACTAACTCCTGGAACTACAGGAGTCAGGGAGCCTGGCCCACCATACAACGGCGAGTTGGGGTTTTGAAACATATCTGGGATTGTATCGTAACCTGGTCTAGGTCCTCTGTCGTAAGGATGGCGGTGAGTTGGAGAATTAGTATGCCATTCACGTACATATACGTCCCACCAAGGCGGTTTAGGAGCAGTTGGATAACCTGGCCAACCATAACCCTCAGAAGGACCATATCCGCGTTCTTCAACAGTGTCATCTGGATACAGAGGACGACCACCATAATATGGTCTGGCACCAAATCCGTCTTTAGCCTCATTTATGGAATTTAAAAGTTTATTAATTTTTTGTTCAACTTGAAGACCGTTTTGATTATTTCTTCTGGGGGTTGTATTATTTCCGGTTCCCTGTGTTCCTGCTGGCTTTTGGGCTGGTGGAGTATATGGGCGGAATTTTGGATTAACATCATTTGGAGTGGTTGACCAAACAAGAGGTCTACCACGTTGATCAATCCATATGTCACCGTCTCGTAAGTATGGGTTTATATTTCCAGGGCCACCAGTTCCATAACCGGGAGCACTTGGGTGTGGTGGATTTGGCCAATAAAAAATTCTTATAGGTCTTCCATCTGGGCCAGTGCAGTTTCCAGTTGGACAAATCGAGCGGTAAGTGTCATATATACTCTTTTGGCGACTCCACTCTTCAAATCTTCTTCTATATTGCTCTTCAGTTTCTGATGTTGGAGCTGGTGGCTGTCCTCTTTGAGGCTGTGGACCTGGGTCTGTTGGTGGTTGTGGAGGTGTGTTCCAACCATCACCTTGATTTGGTTGATTTTGTTGATTTGGTTTTGGTTGTGCAGGCTTTCCAGTTCCTCTGGCCGGTGGAGCCATAGCAGCCATATCTTGTTCTACTGGTGATACCGTTAATTCAGTAGGCATAGCTTCAGCGACTTCTAAAATTAATTCCTGATACTTGCGCTCAAGTTGTTCCGATAAATTTTTATAGTAAGAAGATAAATAGTTCATAAAATTATTTATATAAATATTTTTATGCACAACTTCAATGACCATTTAAACTTTTCTCCAAATTTATATGATAATGCTTTGATCAGAAAAAAACTTTCTGAACAACTTCAAGAAAAAATTAATATTCTTGAAGCTGGTTATAGTGAAGCCATACGTTCTGGCAATAAAGAAAAAATGGAAAAAGAACTTCTTCGTCAAAAAGCAAGAAAAGAATTAAAACAAGAAATTGCAAGAAAAGGTCTTCCACCAGGAATGGAAAGATTTGATGAACTTGATCCCGAAGTAAAGAGAACTTCAAAAATTTCATTTTCACAACCATACTTGAATCAATTTGCAGCACAATCATCGATTCGTGACATTGCAGGAAATATTGAATCTCTTGCAATGCAACTGGATTCAGAGTACCCACAAGCAAAAAGAAGAATAAAGGTATCCGAGCTTCCTGCAGAAAGTCCATTTGGAACAGATCGCGGACAGCCCTTTACCATGCACGTAACGCCGCAGCAATATTAAGAAATAAAAACTCAATAAATGAAAAAGGGAGCCCCACAAAGGGCTCCCGATTTTTTTGCTAAAATTTTAGTCAGACTGAACTTTATCACCCTCAAACGAGCGGTTCTTTTCAATCAGCACAGGAGGCTTTCCATGGGGTTTTGAATGTCCATTGTTGAAATGGCGGACTCCGATCCACAAAGCCACCAGAGCGACTCCTAGTGCGATCCAGGCCAATACGGGAACAGACTTGCAGTAAGTTTTGATTTTTTCTATCATAAAGTTTCCTTTAAGGTATTTAGACCCATTTCTGCCCAAAAATTTTTTTGAGCATATCGGGTTTTTTGCCATAGGGGGGTCCAAAAATTTTTGAGACCATCAAGGGTATTTGAGAATTTCAAGGTTTTTTGAGAATATTTGAGAAAATTTGAGAGACGGGGGGAGCTTAGCCGGTCCGATAAGGGTGGTGGAGATGGGACCCAAATCACTACTCGGACACGTGTTTCCCACAGACTTTCAAATATTTTTGAAAGCAAATTTATTTCAATAAACAAAGATGCCCCCGCTTCGCG